GTATCACAGGTGCATGATACCAAGGATTAACCAACGAAAAATAATCAGACCCCATTTGAGCAAGACGATTTGTATTTTCGTAAATCAAAGAAGTCTGAACGATGGGATCGGCACCTCCTAATGGTGTCCAACTAGTTGTTGCTCCACCACCTATAAAACCAGTAGATCCAGTTGCACCAACGACGGTGTATGGAGAATGGGTAAGATAATGTGAGTGTTCAGCTGTACTAGTAGTGTTGCGTACAGCAAAGAACAAAACTTTAATAGCGTGAGAGAACCGAATATCAAACGATTGCTGTGAATTACTAGCCGGAGTAAAAGACTGACGGGGTGCAGTCTGTACTTGCTCAATCAAAATATCACGAGGAGCACATGCCATACGCTTTCGTTCATCATTAGATACAATTGCATAATTAGCCCACACTTGAGTATTTCCTAGCACAGGAGTACCATCTTTTAGAAGATCAGATGATATAGTCTTGCGTCTATCAAGTGGTGAGTTACCAGAACCTGGAGTTCCAGGAATTCCATCTTCATATATCAAAAGATGAGTCCAATCGCGGAAATAAAAGTTGATTCGCATCTCATTGTAAGGAAGAGCAGCGGTCGGAAGAGCTACACCACTATCACGACTGTAAAAGAAAGGAAGAGGTAAGTTAAGAGTCATTGATGGTATTACCTGTCGAGGTTGTATTAAATCATCAAGATTGCCAATCATGTTATTATATCCGTTGCGTTTGCCTTCCGGAACAGTAAAGGCCGCCCAAAAATCAAGATGATAATTATCAAATCGAGCAGCAATCAAATCATTAAAAGTGATAGAGCACTCACGAATAATATTATGCATAAGGTTTCGAGTCCAACGAATACTCGGTGTACCTGTATCTGGGTTTTTAATTTCAACTCGAGGAGTATTCATACGAAGCCACGTTTGAAGCATATAATCACCCGCACGTGAGATTGCGACAGACCATTCTTGTCCAAAAGCTGGAGAACCGGCCGCTCGCGAGAGAACAACAGGTACTTGAGTGAACCAAGTAGCTTTCCTTGTTTCGCGAACAAAATAAGCAGTAGCGTCGTGCCCACCGTAGAGATACTTTTCAATTTCGTCAAAAGTGGCAAGATCAATAAATCCCGATGTTACATTTGAAGTAGAGATCGATGACATTGTTTTATATTAACGCAAGATAATTTTTATTTTTAAAATACAATCACCTAATTTTATTATTTATTTTTCACAACAGTATGCTAAAGATTATATCTATGTAAAAAAGAAAAGTATGATTTTAGTAAATCTTATTACTATATTCTTTTTTATAATAATACTCATTAGAATTGTGTTGTCAAAAAGTTTGTTAATACGTTCGTACATTTACTATTAATAAAAAAGTTCTATTTAAAAGCTGATGAATATATAATAAAAATGCCAAATCTATTAACAAATCCCCAAGATTTTAAAAGAAAATGCGATGATGTAGGTGTAACGTATGATCTATTAATTGAAGCGCAACAATGTTTAGGAAAACGTAAGTTTGTATATCATTTTAATATACAAACTCTTTGATTAAACAACTAATTTTGTCTACAAGACATTTGTTGAAAATATTTTACATTTATTTCTCATATGTTACTAACACATTATATTCTTTACACCAATCTGATATATCAGTTTGGTGCTCAATGTCAAACAAATGTAATCTTAGACTATGATTCAAATAAAATTTTCTATAAGAAAGAAGTTGTCCCAATCCATGTTTCCAATTATTACCAACTTTTATTTCTATTAATTCTGTTTCTGTCAACAAATCTATATAACCAAAATTTGTATGAACTTCCATTTCACCGCCTAATTCTTTATATAACCTATTTTGGATATCCTTTTCAACACAAGAATTGTTATTATCAGGCTCAATATTTTCTATTGAGACTACGTATTTTTTACTATTTATTTCAGATATATTTTTCCACTCGTCTATCCACATTGATACTTTAACAGAAAATTTTGTAGATACCCACTGTGCTATATTATTAGCAACGTATGGATGACCCCAAGTTGATTGATCTGAGTCATTATATTGATTAATTTCTATCAAACCTACTACATACCCCGATCTACCTTTTATTGTTTTATCGGTTAAAATATCTAGTTTCAATTCGTGAGATAATTCTGTCAAAAACTTTTTTGTTTTTTCTAATCGAAACCAATCTCTATAAAATTTGTTACCAGCTTTACATATTTGAGACAAATTAATGTATCCATCACTTTCTCTTATAAAATTCTTTATTTCTTGACTACATTTCTGTTTTGAACATTTTGCACAACCACCCCAACCTTTTCTTCTTATATTCAAATAACTAGTTTCTCCAATATTCTTACATGAACAAGTATATTTTACTTGACGTCCTTTTTCAAAACTAATTAATTCACAGTCATTGTCTATTAAAATAGATTTGATTTCATCCATATTTTTTTGCAACATTTCAGTAGGCATTTTTATTATTTTAAAACTAGATTGTGACTTAAATTCAATTCTATTTTTTATAATTCTCCCCCAACCCTACTACGAACGTAAGTTTGATAAAAATTAATCAATATAATGATTCCGATCAATCAACTTGGGTTCATCCACGTGTAGCAATTCAGATTGCACAGTGGATTTCTCCTAAATTTGCAGTTAATGTAACAGGATGGATTCATAAATTATTATCTACGGGAAGTGTCAAACTAGAAAGACCTGTAAAGAGCTTTTCTACTCTTACAGAAATTGATATTGAAGCAGAAAAACTAGAAAATGAAGTTAAAATGTGTGAGTATACAAATGAGTTAGTTATTTATTGTGCTTATATCGGAAATGGATTAGTCAAGATTGGTTTTACTGATTCTAATCTTGTTAAGAGAGACAAAAAACATATGTCAAGTGAGTCATTATATCCTCAATGGAGAATGATTAAGTTTTTCAAAGTATCTGGTAAAAATATAGAGAAAATGACACACGAATTTTTGAAACATTATAAGGTTGATTTTTTCAATCAAAAAGAAGTATATAAACCAGTTAAAAATCTAACAATTTTTATTGAAGATATAGATGATTTCTTAAAAGATAATGACCTAAAAATGACTATTAGAATATTGCAAAAAGAAAATTCAGAATTAAAACTCCAAAATATGCAATTGAAACTAGATCTTTTAAGAAATAAAACAGAAAAGTAGGAAATTCTTGTTTTACTAAAGTAAGTTTGTATAATCAAATGATTATACAAACTCTTATTTTTTGACCGAGTCAATGCAAATAACATTAAGAACCTAAATGTATTTCGGTATCTACAAGTCCGTTATTATTGAAAATATAAACATGTACATTTAAGCCCATTGCGGTCGCCGCCTTGAACTTTGCCATATTCTTCTCATATTCTTTGTTATAATAATACTCGCTTTTTACTTCAAGAATCGCGTTGTCGGAAAGTATAAAACCATCTGGAAAATATCTGCTCTTATCGCCTGTGATAGGATTATTATACCAAAATTCTTCTCGACCTTTATAGCCTACAACGAGATCATCTTCTTTATAACCATCTTTAAGAAGAAGATCAAAACACATTGGTTCATAACCTTGACATAATTCTGTGCGACCGCTTGGAAAAACATACTCTTTAGGATTTGATGACTCCAACATTTTGTTAAAAATCTCTTCGTTTTGCATTGGATATTCAACTCCGTACCTTTCCATACACGTCTCACGGGACTTTTCACGACATTCTTCACTTTGTAGATATTCATACAAAGGCATTCCATATCTAGCCATACATGTTTCATCTGCTTTAGCACGACACTCTTCGCTTTGTAGATATTCATACAAAGGCATTCCGTATCTAGCCATACATGTTGCATCTATTTTGGATCGACCTTCCTTGCTTTGTAATGGAAAAGCGTAACCATACTTCTCAAGACATGTTTTGCGAATCTTTTCAAACGATTCTTTGGAGTGAAAAGAAAAAGCATGTCCATATTTTTCCATATTAGTATCTTTTGTTTTTTGAAGAATTTCTGGTACTTTCATATGATGGTCTACTCCATATTTAGCAATCTTGCTTTCTTTAATTTTTTCTTTTATTTCTTCTGATTGAAATGAATTTGGTGCTCCATAAATTTCTGTATTAGTATCTTGAGCTCTTTCTCGTCTGCATTGTTCGCATCTTCGTCCTCTCTTAAATTCACTCAGAGATACGTGAGCTTCTTTGTTACAATTAGAACATGTATAAAACATTTTATCTTTATTTCCTGTGTATTTTTGTTCTGGAAGAGTTTCTCCATATGCCTTCCATATTTTACGACAATATTCATAATCTTGAATATTACCACGTCTTTGGTTTGAACATTTTGCACAACCACCCCAACCTTTTCTTCTTATATTTGAAGAATCAGTTTCAGCAATATTCTTACATGAACAAGTATATTTTACTCGACGTCCTTTTTCAAAACTAATTAATTCACAATCGTTGTCTATTAAAATATCATTAACTTCATCCATAGTTTTTTGTAACATTTCACGAGGCATTTTTTATTATTTTAATACGAGATTATGAGTTAAATTCAATTCTATTTTTGTAATTATCTTATTTTTGTAATGAAAAATAAGATTCGTGTTTTTGAAAAACATTCGAACCAACGGCACCACCAAAAACTCGAAAATCTTTAGAGAACGGGGAATCCTAAAGCTCCTCCGCTAACACGAATAATGTTGTTATTTATAGCAGTAACAATAAATTCATATGTTTGTTTGTTTGATACATCCTCAGCAGCTGCTTTTGCTTGACTGCTAGCCTCTGGTACAATTGAAACATTTGTTAGCTTTCCATAATTGGTAGATCCCATCGGATCTAGGCTAATAAAATCAAGAGAATACGAATACGAATGATAACCAGTCTCAGTCGGTATCACAGGTGCATGATACC